ATTCCCACTGGTTGACGGCTCGGTAGTGCTTGAGCGCCTGGGTCTCTACATTTGAGTCACTGAGGTAGGTGACCTGAAAGTTGGAGCCAGCATCAGAGCCGCTTTCAGGGCCAGCATCCGTGCCCCAGCGGTAGCGGGCATTGCCGTTGACGTTGAACTCCGCGAAGGACTTGAAGCCGGTCGCCGCGTCAATGAACAACGTGCTGTCAGCGCCGGTGAACCGGGTAATGCCGAAGGAACGCTCCATCGAGTTGACGCCCTTGTCGCCGGTGTAGCGCAGCGCAGGAGTAACGCCAACGACCGACGCACGCTGCGGACGGCCACCAATCCAACGAATGGTTGGGTTTGCGGCATTGAAGTTGCGCATCAGCGGGGTGTCGATGACCAAGGTGTCGAAACCGGCATCAACCTCAACAGCTACCGCACCCGTCGCACTTACCGCGGTAGAGGCGACAGTCTGAGAGATGGAGACATTGTAGGTGCCGGCAGCGCCGGTGCCAGTGCCAAAGGAGACAATCGTGGTGCCGGCTGCGATGCCAGTGCCCGTCAGCACCTGATTGATTGCCAGGGCGCCGCTGCCGACCGCGCTGACGGTCATGACAGTGCCGTCGATCTGAGCCGTAACCGAACCGAAGGAAGGAACGTTGTCTGCTGCCCAGTAGGCAACGCCGCCCTTAACCGTAACGCTCTGTGCCGAGATCTTGGTGCCAGCGACCAGGACGTTGTCGCTGTATGGCGTTTCGACCATACCCCAAGCCTTCATCCAGACGTTATATTTCGGGCCGGTCTTCGACGAGTTGAGACCGTAGGCGTGAGCACCCCGGACGATGTTACCACCACCGCGGATCTCGACGTTATCCATGCTGATATAGGAGCCGATCGCGCCGGTGATCTCGTTATCAGTGCAGCTCTCGGTGCCGAGGAAGTTGTAGAGCGGCATGGTCGCCACGCTGCCGGAATAGACCTGGTCGCCGTCACCAACCAAATGCTGAACCAGGTTCTCGTAGAAGCGAGCGTTGGTGCTGCCGCTGTCATCGCCGCCCTTGAAGTTGCCGACAAGGAAGCTCTTGCCGCGGACGTTGATGATTGCGCCGGACTTGGACGCACCAATACGACCGCACCAATTTGCAAGGCGGTTGGCGTTGAAGAAGACGCCCTTGATGAATACAGCCGACACGTTTGCGCCGGCGACATCGAGGCCATCCTTCCAGATCTGAGCCTCCATGGCTGCCATCGCCCTGAATTCGGTCAAGTAGTCGTCACCCTCGAGCGCAAAGACTGCGTTGTTCGGGATTGTCAGGCGACCGTTGTGTCGATAGCCACCAGCCGGCGCCCAGATCTTTCGACCGGAAGCGAACGCCGCATTCATCGGGGCGGTCAGATCGAACGCAAAGGCCCGGTTAAGGACGTCGGCGATTTGGACGTCAGTGAACCAGTTGAAGATCGAGGTCCATGCCGGCGATCGAACAGTCTTACCTGTTGCATCATGGCCGAGCCCATATGTTGAGTTGCCGATAGGGATGAGTTCGATTTCGCCGGCCATATTACGCCACCTTTCCTGATAGATTTTTGTAGGAGCCGTCAGCCTGCTTTGCGCGCAGGATCACATGGCTACCGTCTGCTTGTTTCCCGAGAAGGAAGATGTGCGCCATCGGGGCGCCCACGCCTGCGCTAAACGCAGGATTCCCTACAGAGATTGGATTTGTTATAGCGAGCGCGCGCATTAGGCCGTCCTGCCGGTAAGCTGAAAGGATCGATCCGGGAACCGCGTCAGCGAGAGAATCGCCAGACGCTTTTCGGACTTAAATCTGTTGTCGATTTCAACGACTGAGGCGCTGGAATCTGGGACAACCTGGATCTGCCCGTTCCCGCCCTGGTGCATTGTGCAGTAGAACGCATCCTCGAGGGACGCAGGCACAGTCACGAGGCAACCGGTCGCGCCCGTGAAGTCGAGCAGATACCCGGCGTCTCCATTGGTCAGCGTGTAAGTCGCGTCGGTGATCGTCTTGATCGGAAGAGGATCTGGATTGATAGCCTGCGTTGTGGACGCAAGACGATTGGGGTGAGCAGCCACTCGCGTTGTCTTATTGGCGATCGCCCGCGCCGAGCCGCCTGCCTGTCGAACAACCGTTGCGCCATCGTCAGCGACAATATTCGCGCTCATCACCGAGCCGATAGCGTCGGCGTGGACGTCAGTGATCGCGCCGCTAACGCCGTTGACGAAAGCGACCTTCCCGATATCGCCTGTAAAATTCGTGTAGCCGATTTTCGTAAGTCGCACGCGCGCCATAACTGGCCTCCAAATAGCAATAGGGGCAGGATATTTCCCGCCCCTATATGGTAAGTCAATATTGATTGACTGTCCAGATTAAATGTTCAGGATGCCCTTGAGGCGAGCAACCGAGTGAGTGGCCTTGAGGGCAGTGCCCGCATACCACTTGACACGGTAGCGGCTCGCATCCTTGTTCTGGATCGTGCCGATGTCTTCGAACTGGATACCAGCGGAAGGACCACCGAAGATGCCGTGGAAACCATCAGCTTCGTTCAGACGCAGAGCGTAGATCGAGGCAGTTTCGTTGGCAGTGCCCATGACTTCGTCGGCCGTCATGAAGTCGTTGATGATGACCGGAACGCCGTCGTAGGCCGGGACCGGCTTGCCGAAGTTCGGGATCTGGATCATGTCGCCGGTGTTACCACCGAAGGAGCGCATGATTGCGCGGATAGCACGCCAGGTGCCACGACGCATCATCAGGACGTCAGCGCCGAGCTTAACGGCATCGAGCAGCTCGTCGAGCATTTCGGCCGAAACAGCAGCACCGTTGGTGCCGGCAACCAGCGTCTGGGACGCAGGAGTCAGAACCTTGACGCCGTCGAAGGACTTCGCATTGACCGTGCTGTCGCCGTTGACGATGGTGCGCTTGAACTTGCGTCCGAGAGCCTTCGCCTTGGCTGCGAGCTGGATTGCGACCTGCGGGTTCAGGTTGGACTGAACAGCGGCAGTGAACTTGTCGATGTCGACGTCGCCAGCCAGAACCTTGAGCTTGGTCGTGACTTCGTCGAAGGTTGCAGCACCTTCTGGAACCGCGTCGTATGCGTCCAGGAAGTCGCCTTCGGAAAGCGTGCCTTCACGAACATACGTGAAAACCTTGTCGTTCACATGCTGGAACGGCATCAGCGCAAAAAGAGATTCGACATCGATGATCTCTTCGATCACACCGCGAGCTTTGTCCTCCTGGGACAGCTTAGCGGCTTCATCCATCAAAAGCGGCATTGTAATTTCTCCTCTACGTGGCCGTCGGAATAGTCAGTCAAGATTGATTGACCATAGTCTAACCCGACGGCCAGGCATTGTTCAAGAGAAAAAAGTAAATCAGTATTGATTTACTATGCCGAGTTGGTCTATACCGGATTATTTGGCTGCGTTCAGGCCTGCCAAGATACGTGCGGCACCGAACAGACCCTTGTCCTGGACGACCTCTTTACCCGCTTCGATCTTCTTCGAAGAGGAGTTTGCGCCCGGCTTGGACTTGTCGCGATAGAGGCTGTCCTTCTCGGGATCGGCATCGACGATGCGCTTGATGGCGTCTTCGAAGGGGACGGGGTTGCCGTCCGTGCCGACGATCTGGGTGCGTTCCTTGGCGCCGGCCGGCTTGTCGAAGCCGACGATCTTGCCATCGACCACGTCGAAGTGGCTCGAGTAGATGGCGCGGGCCTTGGTGCGCGGCAGGACCAGGTCTTCACCGATGAACTTCGATTCGGAGAACGAGCGACCGATCGTCAGCTCATTGATGGTGCCATCCTTTTCGGAAAGCTTGACCGTGAGGTCAGCGATCGTGTCCTGCAGGGTCTTCGTCGCCTTGTCGTGCTCAGTGACCATCATTTCCTTGACGCGGGCGAAGTTACCCTTGGCTTCTTCAGCCGTCAGCTCTGCGGTGCGCTTTTCAGCCAGCAGGGCGCGAACAGCGTCCGGATCGATGCCGTCGAACTTGGCGAGGTTCGTCTCGAGTTCCTTGATCTTGTTCTTCTTCGCCATCACTTCGGCGAGAAGGCCCTTGTCCTTGTTGGTTTCGGCAGCGGCTGCGGCAGCGGCTGCTTCTTCAGCGGCCAGCTCTTCTGCGGTCTTGCCAGTCTTGTTCTTCGCGGCTTCGGCTTCAGCGGCTGCAGTGGCAGCGGCAGCTTCGGCGGCTGCGGTCTCGGCAGCGAGTTCTTCAGCGGTTTTGGTGCCGCCTTCGTTCTCGGGAGCGAACGCGATGCGTGGTGCGCCCGGATACATTGGAAGGGCTGCGAATGCGCCAAAAGAGGAGGCGCGGGTCTGCTTCAGTGCTTCAGTCATTTTTCTCATCCTTGCCCAGTCTCTCGGGCGTTCGTTATCAAGGTGGCCGGTCACTTGGCCGTTCGGGTAGGCACGTTAATCAGGCCGTCAGTATCTCGACGGTTTCTTAGGCTGCTTTGGGCTTGGGTGCGGTCGAGCCCTGTTTGTTCGGAGAGGTCTTCGTCACCTGGCCCTGTCGCGAGGGACTGGCCGGAGACTTGGTGCCGCTGTCGAACGTGATTGGAGCGCCGGTAAGGTCTGTGCCTTCCAGCCACTTGTTGATGTCCTTCTCGATCAAGGTCTTGATATCGGCCTTGAGGCGCGGGAAGAGCTTCTTGACGAGGTTGCGGAGCTGCTCGCGGCGAACTTCAGGCGGTGCCATGACCAGCGCGAGCTGTTCGGCAACGGCGAGTTCGTCCATCAGACGCATGACGTCATAGGTATCGGGATACTTGACCAGCTTTTCGGCAGGCGACGAGACGCCGGCCCAGAGACAGATCAGTTCGACCAGTTCGTTCTCGACCTGCT